TACGGGTTCATCGGGTCGATCAGGCGGCCGACCAGGTCGTCTTCGGTCCAGCGGGTCTGCACGATCACGATCGTGCCGGTGGAATCCATCAACCGCGTTCTGAGGACCTGGTTGTACCACTGCCAGAGCTTTTCACGGACGATGACTGAATCCGCTTCAGTGCGGTCCTTAATAGGGTCATCCAATAATATGCAGTGGCCACCTCGGCCGGTGATTGAAGAGCCACGCCCGACAGAGAAGACGACGCCATCGCGCGTCGTTTGAACTCGGTTAACCGCATTGGCGCCGACCTTGATCTCTACCTCGGGGAAGACCTGCTTGTATTCTGGGGTTTCCATGATGTCTCGGACACGCCGGCCGAGATCCCAAGAATAATGCTCGTTGTAAGTAGCAACAATAATAGAGCGATCAGGATGGCGACCAACATACCAGGCTGGGAACATCGCGCTGGCGAGCGTGGTCTTGCCGAAGCGGGGTCCAACATTGATCATCAACCTCCGGTAATCGCCGCGCTCGACCTCCTCCAGCGAGCGGCCGATCATGCGGTGGAACGGCTGCGGATTGTAGAGCGATTTGCTGACGTCGTCGTCGAAGTTTGGATCCGGCATCATCAGCTGCGTGAACGCGATCAAGTCGTCGCGGGCGGCCAGGATCGCCCGCTTGCGCTTCAGCAGCTTGAGCTGATGGGTATCCTGTTCAGTCCTCTTCGACATGCTTGTACTTCGCCATGGGCGTGTCCGGCAGCGTGCGGATCTTGACCTTGGGCTTGGATGAGATCGTATTCGCCTCGACCGGCGTCGGCTGCGGTCCCTTCACTGGCGAAGTGTGGTGGGTGTAAGTGTCCTGGGTCTTCGAAGTGCTCGGCGGCGGGCCGGCCGACGGCGGCGCCTTGATGCTGACGGTCTTGCCGATTTTGGCCATAGCTCACATCCCCTGTTCGGTTTGGGTCGGCTGCGACATTACACGATCGGCCAGGCCGGCGCCGAGGCTGCCTGGTATGGCGTACTTCTTGTCGATGCCTAAGATATTCGGGTCGTTAACGACGTAGTTGTAGGTCTGCGGCTGGGCCTGCAAACGCGCGGCCTCTTCATTCCAGGCGCCGAAATCCTTCTGTCTTCCGCTAACCATAAGCGCATGCGTTTTGTTGGCGTTTTCTATGTCACGCAACAATTGGCGCGTGTGCGCGTCGGCGTAACGGATGCCAGGGACGTCGAGGCTCCTGAGATAGGCCATGGTGTGCGCGGCCTCGTCAGTGGCGCCGGTGAACCAGCTCGAGCCGGGCAGTTCGGGCGGCAGCGCCTCATGGATGTCGGGATGCTTGAGCGCCTGGTACAGCTCGCGGCCGGTGTAATCATCCAGTGCATCGCTCATCGCATTCATGTTGCGATAATCGAACGTGTCATCGATCGAATTCCTGACCTCGGGATGAATACGGTCCCATACGCCTTGCTGCGATACAGGCTTGTCCCACTGCAAAAACTGCTCGGGTTGGGCGTTGATATTCACCTCGTAGGTGCGCGGGCCGACTGGCTTGCCGCTTTCCAGTAATTTAACAACCTGCTCGAATTCAGCCTGTTCTACCGAAAGCGGCCGGCCAGCAGCAGCCCTTTCGAGTTGCGCGCGAGTCTGCTGCGCCGCTTTCTGCCGGTCAAAATTATGCAACGCCAAAAAATCCGCGGCCTCGCGATCGGCCCTATCGAACGATGGATGACGCATGAACTCTTGCCAATACTGCCCGCCTTGACCAGACACCGCTGGGTTCTCGGCCAAGTAGATGCCAGGTCCGTAACTGTTTGCGCCCTGCCCGGTACGCAGCTTGCTGAGATCGAACCTGTCGAAATCGTGCGGGCTGGAGTGGAAGGTGCGGATCGGACCCGACCCCAGCACCGCCTCGCCGGCCTTCGCACCAGTGCCGGCGCCGACCAAAGGGCCGCCCATCGACGTCAGCGCTGATTCGACGAATGGCGCCGGGTTGTAGGTGCCATCCTGGCCATACTGCACCGCAGACCCCATGGCGCGACTGGCGAGATCCTTCAGGCCGTGCCAGGCGGCGCCGGCGAGGTTGACCATGCCGGACGGCTGGGTCGACATCTCGGCCGGGCTGCCGGTGCCGAATGCGGCCCTGGAAAAGTCGTCGCCGAGGCCGGGTTCAGGCGGCATTTATCGCCTCACGGTGCAGCGTTCCATCTGGAGTGTGTTGCGCGCCAGGCTGCGGCAGGCCACCTCGGCATTGATAGCATCGACCTCGTAGCGGGTATAGAACGGCGGCCGCTCGGTGACGATCAGGCAGCCCGACAGCAAGACCGCCAGCAGCACCAGGACGGCGGCGCTAGGCATGGATCACAAACCCGAAAGCATGCCAGCCAAGCAGAAACAGCAGCACGAAGAACAGCAAGTTGCTGGCGTGAATAGCCCAGGGAAATTGCCCCGGCGAGTAGGTTTGCGTGACCCATGAGAAGAACCACAGCACCATCAAAACCCAGAACAGTAAACCTATCGACATGGCTAGCTCCTCTTGCAAGCCTGGATGAGCTGCGCGATTAACTCGGAATTGGCTTTGTCGCGCACCTGGGCGTTAGCCGCCACGTCGTTCATCAGCATGGTCACGAAAACCAAAAAAGCGACGTTGACCATCAACAGCGCAATGGCGATCGGGTGGCCGCTCATCGATCCGAGTGCGGCTTTGAGCACTTCGCTGATCGGCATCAGCTTATCGCCTGCGCGGTATCACCTTGCGGCCAATAAATACCGAATCGATCATATACCTCGATTGGTCAATCGTAACGGGGCGACCGGCGACGATTGGTGGGCCAATCGGCGCCGGCCGCGGCACAGCCGTCGCCGCTGGCGGCGGCGCCGAGTGTGTTTCGTCATACAGCGTCTTGACGTCGATCGCGCGGTTGATCGCGTCGGCGATCGCCACCTTCTCGACGAACACGTTGAGCGGGCCGACCGGCTCAAGCGTGCCGGCGACGTGCGTGGCCGGATTTTTCGGCCACTCGCTCATTTATTGGCGTGTTCCGGCTGCTCCGGCGGCAAATTCGGATTCGGCGGCGAATCCGGCGGCTGGCCCATCGGATCCTCGCCGGCTGGCTTGGTTTCCGACGGTTTTGCCGGTTTTGCCGGTGCGCCGCCTTCGTCTTCGTCAGATGTTCGCCTGGAGCTGGACATTTTGGCTCTCCGTCGTTTTCGAGGTGCAGCAACTTTGCGTTTCGCGGCCTTGGCCGCCTTACGCTTCGGTTTTCGGGTCAACGTCGCCTCCGCGAAGCCGCAGCTGGCGCGCCCGGCTCGGTAAACGTGAAATCGAGCGGGTCGGAGCGCAGCGGACCGTTGCGCACCGACACCGGCACCGCCGCCGGCGCGAACAGGCTCGGTTTGACGCCAGTGGTCAGCTCGCCTGCCGGCGTCAACGTCGTCGGCTCGTCCAGCGTTCCAAACACGATCACGCTTTGCGATGTGAAGTTGGTGCCGGCGATCACCAGAGTAAGATCTGGCGAACCGCTTTCCGCACTGTCCGGCGTCAGCGAAGTGACAACCGGCTTGATCGCGTCGACTTCGGCCATGCTGCCGGAAATCACCGGCATTTCGCCGCCCTTGATCGTGACATTGGCCGGGCCGGCGACCGCGAGGGTCTGGCCGGCCGGGACTTCGTAGTGAACTGCCATTGGGTGCTCCCTGATCTATAGCCGCGCGTTACATTTAAGCCAGTCCGCCGTGTGCGAACCGCAGGCGTATCCGACCGTGAGCCCGGTGAACCCGCCCACCGTCATACCGAAGCCGTGCGGACCGTCGGCGGCGGTAATATTGTGCGTGGCCGCGGATGCGACGACATAGCCGCCGGGATAGATGATCCCTGGTGTACTCGTCAGGGTCAGAACATTCGGCGTCGCGCGCTTGCGCACCGCATAGCGAAACATCATGCAGACGCTGGTCGGAGTCATCACCATGCCGCTGCCGCCGCTGCCGACAATCTCGAAGTAGCGCTGGGCGATCGCCAATTCGTTATCGTAGGACCGCTGGATGAACGACGAACGGTCGATCGTCGGACTGTCGCCGCCGGGCAGCACCATCAGGCCGGTAATGCAGACATAATTGACCGTGGGATTGGGCGCGGCGTTGAACGAACCGTTTGCGCCGATAAAGTTGCCGGCGGCCCAGGCGAACGCCGGGGCTTTGACGCTGGTGCCGGCCATGAACGTGAAACTCACGTTCATGCCGACGCCGCTGGTCTTGTCCCACACGCCCGACGTGTCGCCGAGCAGACTGACGACCTTGTATTCCCAGGTGTTGACGGCGGCGATGTTGAAACTGAACGGATAGCTGCGGGTGCCGGCGGCGTTGCGCACCGAGCCGGAAAACGTCCCGGCGGTATTCTTGCAGAGCACCCAGAAGCAGATCGTCACCGGCTGCGCGTTGGGCGTACCCCAGGCGAGCCGGGCGCAGCGGTAGCCCTCGATCGACTGCTGAAGCGCCCAGTAGTGGTCGACGCCGACGGTGGCAGCTGCGTTGTTCCAGGAGGTGACGAATGACGTCAGGCCGGGCGGCGTCGGCGCCGTGCCGCCGAAGCCGCTGGCCTTGGTTGCGCCGGATTTATCCAAGCCAAAAGAGGTGGCCACCCAGCCGTCGCCGATGTAGCCAGGCGCGCTCGAGAGCCACACATCGGCGGTGCCGGTTTCCTGTGACACCTCGCAGGCGCCGTTGATCTGGATGCCGCTGTAGGCCATTGCATCGAACGTCGCGGCGTAGATGTTGTAGCGGCCCATCCCCATGAAGGTCGAGGTGAGGTTCTGGATGGTGTCGTAGCGGACCGCGCCGCCGCTTAAGGATTCCGCGTATTGCTTGGTGGCGACGCCGAGCGGCGCGACCGGGTCGCCGACCACCTCCATGAGGCCGGTCTTGCGCCTGACAATGACCGCGTCGGCGGCAACCCCGCCGAGGTCGGTGGCGGTTGAAAGAACAAAATCGGAGCCGCCATTGGCCGCCTCGGGCGTGTCGTCGCTCAGCGACAGGCGCCAGCGCAGTTTCGGCACGCCGGCCACCAGTGTCCTGGCGTTGATCACGGTGCGCTGGCCGGAGGCGGCCTTGTCGAGATTGATCGACGGATTGGCCTTGTTGATCGTCAGGTCGCCGCTCAGCGTGCCGCCGCCCGTGCTGAACCGCGAAGTGTCGGTCGGGTGGACGTGGCCTTCCGCGGCGTATTTGCCGGCGGTGCCGGCATTGGCTGTGCCGTCCATCAGCGGCGCGCTGCTGGCGGCAACCGGCAGCGCGGCAATCGGCGCTTTGCCGGCGATGTCGCCATCAAGCTCGGTCAGCGCCGCCTGCACATTGGTCGAGGCGATCGAGCCGGCCGGCGCGAACGTCACTTCGGCCGCGGTCACTCCGGCGCCCATGTCGCGCACCCGGTCGAAGTTGACCAGGCTGAACGCGCCGGGGCCGTTGGCGGTCTTGGTGCGGTAGAGCACGCCGGCATTCACGATGTAGTCGCCGACCGCGTAGATGCCGCGGGTGTCGAAGTAACGCGTGGCGAGCAGCGGCAGACTGACGCCGGCGGTGCCGGCACTGGCGTCGCCGACCGCCAGCTGCCGGTTGGCAGTGTTGACCTGGATTTCGCCAGGCTCGATCGGCGACGGGAATGGCGTGGCTGCGGCCGAGAGGCGACGGTGGCGGTACTGCGACGTCATCGATCACCTGCCGGGTGTGGCTTCCAAAGCGTCGAGGCGGATCTGCAACGCCTCGTTGTCCGCCTTCAGCTGCTTGATGGCGTTGATCATAGCAAATAGAAGCGGCGTGGTGTCGAGATCGCGCAAGTCGGTGACCGCCTGCCCGTCGATGTAGCCGTCGCGCCGGGTGACCATTTCCGGCATGACGAGCTCGACCTCCTGGGCAATCAGGCCGGCGTATTTCTTTTCGTTGACCGCCACATGGTAGTGCGGCGAATTCTCGTAAGGCACCGCCGTTGCCTTGGTCAGGTTGAACACCTGCGCCGGCGGCTCGGTGCCGTCGTTGCCGAGGAAGCTGAACGTAACCGGGCGCAGCGCGCAGACCTCGGTGAGGCCGCGATCGTAGTCGCCGTAGACCGACTTGATGCGCTGGTCGGAGCTGTCCGCCCACAAACCGCCGCCGGGCTTGTAGGCGGCTTGATTGCAGGCAAAGTTGCCATCCGACTGGAAAACACTGACGTTGTAGCCGGGCGTCTGCACGGTGATGTGGCCGGTCGCGACGGTTCGGTAAATGACGCTGCTGGCGGCGAACTGGACACACTGCGCAGCGCCGGTGTCGTACAGGCCCATCGCCGTTGCGACGTTGACTTGGCCGAATGTGCCGTTGGCGGCCTTGATGTTGCCGAGCGCATTGCGCCCGGTGGTGCCGACCTGAACCTCACCGGCAGTCACTCGGTTGAGGTTGGTGTCCATCGCCGACCAAGCATCAGAAGCATTGTTGCCCCAGGCGAACACGCCCTGCGACGAGCACGAAAATCCAGCGGTGCCACCATCGGCGAGCGTGGACCCCATGACGACGCGCGGCGTGCTGGCAGCCGAGCCGATGCCGATCGTCTGATAGCCGCCGGTCTTGAACGAAACGCAGGCGACACCATCATCGAAGTAAAGATATTGCTGCGTCGGGTAGCCGATGGCTTTGCCGATCTGAATGTTGCCGTCGGCGATCAGGTGGCGCAGCTTGAGGTCGGCGAGCGTGCCGAGCGTGCCGTTGTTGACCTCCAGCACGCCGGCTGCATTGCGCGCAAAACCGAGGTCTGGCGTGCTGTTGTGGGCGTAGGTGCCGTTGCACCATTTAATCGAGGCATTCTGTCCATAGCGCCACTCGGCAGCGCCGCTGCCGTTGTCATACCAGAACATCGCCGAGTAGCTCGGCCCGGCGGCGGACTGAAACGACATGCCGCCAGGGTAATGAGAAATGCCCTGAACGGCACCGCTCTGCCAGAACGCCGCCGTGAGGTTGCGCATTTTCAGATCGCGCAGCGTGCCCGCCGTGCCGTTGTTGATCTCGACCACATCGGCGGCGCTTTGCAAATAAACATCGGGCGCGGTGATATTCTTGCCGAGCATCACCTTGGTGCTGTTCAGCGCGATCGTGCCGGTGCCGTTGGTCACACCATCGCCAGCCGTCAGGACCGTGTCAACGCCCGAGCCCGAGCCAAAGATGAGCGCGCCGCGCTGGGTGTTGTAGGTGCCGGCAATCTTGAAGGTGGCCGCCGAGCAATCGAGATCGATGAAGATGCTCGGGTTGTAGCTGACCTTGATCCGTTTGCCGCCATACAGCGTGTCGGTGGCCTTGTCGTAGGCGAGATCGGCATCGCCCGCGAATGCGCCGGCATCGTTGAACTGCACCTGGGTGGTCGCGCCGGCGGGCGCACCGCCCGTGCCGTTGATCGTCAGCGCGTTGCCGGCGTCGTTGTAGTTCAGCGTGATGTTGGTGCCGGCGACCAGCAGCGCGCCGACGCGGTCGTCGACGGCCTCGGAAAAGTCAGTGACGTTGGCGGCCGTGTGGGTGTGCGATGTCGCGGCGCGCGAGGTGTCCGATGGATGCACATGGTCGGCGCGCGAGTAGTCGGTGCCGACGCCGGGCGCGGCGGTGCCGTTCATGATCGGCGCGGCATTGCTCGGCGTGCCGCCGCCGCCGCCGCCGCTGTTGTCGTCGGCGGCAAACGACGACGGCACGCGCTTGTTGGCGGTGGCGACCGCGGTGGCCTTGATCAGGTTGCCGACCGCCGGATCGGCGATCGGCACAAAGGTGGCAACGCGGAGGTTCTGGCTCATGGTGCGCTCGGGCTGTACCAGATCGCCCAGAACTTGGCGTCGGCGCGCGGCGCCGCCGCCATGGTCAGGGTCGCTCCGGTCGCGGTGTAGTCGATCGCCGGCTCCTGGATGATGCCGTCGAGGCAGACTTGCAGCTGCGCGCCGGAGCCGACATTGCACGGCGTCGGCGTGCCGCTGACCGGGTGGATGTAATTCAGCGTGAACGCGGTCAGCACGCCGTTCGGTGTCAGCGGCTGCACCTTGAAGGCGTTGACGGCGCCGGCCGGAGCGGCGCCCGGCGCCGCCAGGATGTCCCACTGGATCACCGCGCCGGCGCCGGGCGCCTCGACCAGGGTCAGCTTGTCGGTGGCCGGGTCGACGGTGAAATCGGTGGTCGGCACCAGCCGCACGCCGTTCAATGTGACGTCATGCTTCTCGGTGGTGAAGGCAGGCGTCTGCGCGAGACTGTCGGCGCCGCTGAACTGGGTCTGGCCGGCGGTGGCGATGTAGAGGAAAGTGGCGAGGTAGCCGGCGGTGACGATGCTGGTCGAGGCCGGCTGCCATGAGCTGCCATCCCAGAAGAACACCTTCGGCGGCGCGGTCGAGGTGTCATAGTAGTAGGATCCAACCGGTATCGGGTTGGGGTAGGTTTCGCCAGTGATCGGACTGATGCTGCCAGGCACCGGCGCGCCGGCGTGCGGGCCTAAATAGAACTTGATGCCGCCGACCAATTGCATCGCCTGGATCGCCCACCACTTGGACGACCAGAGGCCGCCGGGCGAGCCGGCGACCGGCTGGTAGAACAAGCCGTTGGGAAAAGCGCTGGCGTTGACGAAACTGGGCGCGTTCGGGCCGCTGACCACCGGGCCGGCGAGGTACTCGGCCCACTGCAAACTCTCATCCTTGGCGGCGATGGCGTTGTCGGCCTGGGCGTGGCTGTAATTGGCGGAATTCTGCGACTGGATGGCCGCGGATTCGGCGCGGTCGGCGGAATTCTCGGCGTCAGAAGACGCATCAAGGGCCGTGACGTTGCCATGTGAGATCGCACTCAGCATGCCGGCGGCGGAGATGGCGGCTTTCTCGGCGTCGTCGGCGCGCAGGTCGACGTCGCGCAGGTCCTTGACAACCTGCGATGCGGCGATGCTGGCCATTTGCGCGGCGGCGACGGCGCGGGCCTCGACCTGGTCGATTTCGGCGCGGCCGTGCTTGAGCTCCACGGCGAGTTGCTCGCGGCCGACGCTGTTATTCTTCAGTTTGCCGTCGTCGCGGCGGATGTCTTCCAGCGCCAGCTGCGTCGAGTGGATGGCGGCGACCAGATTCTGGATCTGCACGTCGAGCAGGTCGGCCTGGACTTGGCCGCGCGGCCGCTCGGAAAACAAAGTAGACTGATTGGGTCGAACGAGTGCTGGCATGGCGCGTTTTCCCCAAGCGGGCAGATCCCGTTATCGCATTGTGCCGGCCGGAAAGAAAGAACACATGATGATCTCTGCGGAAGCATTGGCGGCGCTGTCCGGGCTGGAGCATGGCGCGCACTACAACACCACGCACAGCATCGCTCGCGAATTAATGGGCGCTGGACTGGCCTGTGACGACTGGGGCCACTTGGGCATGACCGAGGCCGGGCGAAGCTATCTGCGGCGCGGCAAATTCCACATCGCGATCAGCGGCGATGAGCATGTGCA